TGTTATTACCGCATTATCCGTTGAGTCGGTCAAGTTCCTGACCGACATATTAAACCTTGCCGTATTGCTTCCTGCACCAACAAGTTGTAAAGAATATGTAACGGTTATATTCCATCTCGTAGGAACTTCCGGAGCGACAAAGGTGCTTGACGAAGGAACCCAATATCCGGGGCGGTCGTAGTAGGTCCCAGTTTCATCTTGGAACCGCATCGTCAGGTTTTGGTTTGTTGCCCCTGTAACTGACCCCGTACTTGCAACAAAAATCGCAGACCCCGAAAGGTTAAGCGCCAACTGCCCAGCAGCGTAAGGAATAACCAACTTGCCGAACCGCTCCGAGTTGAAGAACTCCGAGGTGTACCGATACCCGGCCTGTGCGAAGATGAGGTCCACCATCTTCTTCACATAAATGCTCGGTGTCATCTTGTAAACAGGCACGGCAAACCACCCCTGCGTAACTACGTCCGTGTAGCCGTAGGAATCTATCAAGCCGTAAACGTAACCGCTCGCACCACTTGCGGTCCAAGTAGCGGAAACATGGGATGAAGTGATGTTGTGGTTCATACCGCTTACCCCAACCGTTGTTGCAAGGAGGTTGCCTTCAATAGCCTTGAACAGGCTCACGTCCTCGGAAAACAAGCCGACCTCGTAGGTTACTTCGCCCCGTGTCTTGGACATTGAAATCAACTGCAATACTCCGCTGAACACTTGGACCCCATCTTCCCACATCGCAGCACGGATTCGCTTGTTCGGTTGGAATCCACCCACGAAGGACTGAATATTGTAAGCGTACCCGAAACAGGATCTGTTGGTAGGCGTGTTTGGCAGGGTTATCGTCTTACTAAACGACCCTCTCCGCTTGGTTATGTCGGCAATGTCCTCCACCGAAAAGGTCAGGGCGATGTCGATTTCGCCCATAGTATCGAGGATGTAGGGAACCTCTGCGTTTGATTCGTTGAGAGGGTAGGCGATGAGGGTTACGCTCATAAAATGTTGTTCTTGTAAGCGACTGCAACCTCGACCTGCAACTGAGTCAGGCGGTCGTTCCTGCGAGTCGTGAATTGGTAAGTATTGGCGTTGACAATGGCTTCAACGAGTTGCCCATCCAGTTCAAGCCATACCTGCCCGGAGCGAACCATCTCAATCAGCCACTCGGATTCTGCATCCGTGAGCCAGTCCGAGTTGAGAGCGTAAACGTAGTCGAACTCCCCAGCCCAGACTTTGTCGTAGGTCGTGGTCGCATAAACGTCCGAGTTATAGCCGAACGTCTGCCGGGTAATGTTGGCCCGCTTGCGGTTCTTTAGCGTGAAGACATACGCATCAAGCCCGCCCCACTTGTTTTGGAAGTGAACCGGGATGGAGTTGAATCGCTCGCATAGCCCCTTCGTATAGGTGTACTCTTGCCCGAAGTTGTCGTAGTTGTCCTCGTATAGTTCGTTGAATCGTTCCTCCAAGCAGAATGAACTTTCGGCTGGGTCGGCTCCATCCGCATCGCAGCGTTGGTTGAAGTCGTTCCAAGCGGAGTCCCCGAAGGCAATGGTGTAGTATTCGCCTTCATTGGACGGGAACAGGTACTCACCGCTGAACCCGTCGCTGGCTTGACCCGAAGTCAATGCCCGGATATTGGACGGCCCTGCACCAAAGCGGACGACTTGCTGCACCGCTGGTTGGCCGTTGTTGACCGTGTACTCTCGGACCAACGTACCCCCTGCCGTGTAGTAGCGAATGAGGGCTTTGTCAAAGTTGGCCGTCGTGGTTCCCTTTCCTTGAGCGAGCCACCTCGCCTCGGTATTGGAGTGCCATACGAATCGGGTCGGGGTGGTCAAAGCCAAACTACCCAAAAGCGTACCCGAAGGGAATCGAGTCGCAGAATTGTAGGACTGGAACTCCAACTGCTCCAAGTTTCCTGCAAACCCCATGACCCCGCTGACGGTGGTAACGGTCCCTGTCTGCACGACTGGGGTGTTGCCGTATTCGTCAAAGAAATCTAAGCGGTATCCCGAATAATAACCCGAATGATTGCTGAATGCGGTCTGCGTCAAGGTTGGCTTAATTGGTGCAATTAAGGTTTCAACGACCTTGGCGACATCGAAGAATCCTTGGTTGGTAATCGGTAATTTATCGCACTTTAACCGGGCGTATGTACTACCTGCACTGTCTTTGACATCGCAAACGAATCGGTAATTAGGCTGGGCTATTTGGTCGCTGCTGACCTTGAAGAGCATCTTGTTGTACACGGGTGTAGCCACGAGAGGCGACCCGGAAAGGACGGTTGTTGCCATTTTATAGTTTGGTTGCTACGCTTATGGATTTGCCAAGGGTTTCAGCGATTGTGTTCACCAAAGCGTCTATCATTTCGGGGGATAGGGCGTTGCTCATAAAGTTTGTGGCCCGTGTTCCTCGCTGGAATACCCAATAAGCAACCGACCTGCCATCCACCAATCCCTGCTCCTGCTTCGTCCGCATCCGCTTGAGTTTGCGTGAATAGGTTGGAACGACAGGAATGCCCTTGTTGGCAATCCAGTCGGCAATGGCTTGGGGTGGTGGAATTTTGTCCTTGTATTGGAATGGCGACCTCGGAGCCTTTGCGCTTGAGGACTTGCCTCGCACCCCTTGGTCCACGTACTTCCAATAGGGGTTAGCCATGATAGCCACCACGATTTGCTTTGCCGATAGTTCGATGTCTTCGGGGGCGATGGATGCCGATAGCGTTCCCCCTGCATTTGCGTTGGCTGCTTCGAGGTTCTTCTTCGCAAGTTCAATGACCCGTTCAATCCACTTGACCAGCACGTCGTGGGTTGGCGACTTGCCTCCACCCTTGGGTCCGACGACTGAACCAATCCCCTCCAAAGCGGTTTCGTCGATGCCCTTCATCGAACCGCTGCCGAACTTGCCTACGGGCTTACCATTGGCGAGGATGGTTGTTTCCATACGGGTAAATGTCCCCCGTGCTGGAATGTGTCTATCTGCGCCTCGCTCGCTCCGCTTCCATCCTCTCGGCTTCCAAGATGTCGTGAATCAGGAGCGCATAATTAAGAAATTCCACCGCCTTCATTGCGAAGATGGCATCGAACTTCAGTACGTCCTTGTTTGCCATCCTCCACACGACCATCAGCCATCCGTACCCTGCGAGAGGGCTTACGTCAGCCCCTCGGCCGTCTTCATCAGGTGCTTGGAATAGTCGCTCAAAACCTTCAAGTAACTTTCTGAACTCAGCAAAAAAAAACTGACAACACCCCAAACGTCCCCGACCTTGGCGTGCTTCTTCATCAGTTCGGCTCGCTCGGCATGGGCAGCCCCGTCGTACTTTTTCGGGAAGAATCCGAATAGACCGCCTTCCCTGCACAATGTAGCCATGATGCGGTGGAGGTTCTGCAACAACTGCTTCTCGTCGGTCGTGTTTGCGTCCATTAACTCAATCAACTGCCCGGCCGTCAACTCATCCGTGAACACCGTTGGGATCCACCACTTGCCCCCGGCTTTGAACTTTCGCTTGTACCCCAACGCAGGCAATGCGTTCCACTCGCTTATGATGGCCTTGTAACGCTTTAGGACGCTCTTGGCGGACATCTCTCGAACGAGTGATATATCGACCCCCTCAACGATTGCGACGACCCCTGCACGCTTGTCGTAATCTCCCAGCACGCTGGAGAACTCAATGGCTCCGATACGCTGGAACTGGTCAATGGTGAGGTCTTGGAGTTTCATAGCCATAACTTGGGTCTTGAGTTGCAACGGATTTCGGGAACGACAACCATAGGCAGGTCGTTAAGCAGGGCGAGGTTGGTCAGGATGCTTTGGTCGTGCCTGTGGTCAATAAACGATGGATGGTTCGGATATTCGCTTGGGTCGTCATTCACGGCCTTGTCAACGTGGAGCCACTTGGACCACTCGTACATAAGGTCAATCGTGAAGTCGGTCTTGCGTAAGCCAAGGAACCCCGCCTCTATCTGCATCGGTTTCTCGTTGAAGAACTGAAGGCAGTCCATCAAGGCGTAGCAGTCGCCCTTGGTGTATGAAATATGGTTGTGGAAGTTTTGATGCAGCAGGATGGGGTTGTCTTGCAAGTATTGCTTGGCAAACTCAAAGCAGCCATCCCCGTGCAGGTCTTGGGCATCCAAGTAAAGCAGGGCTTCGTCCTCCTGCAAGTCAAAGAGAGCGTCAAGGATGATTTGAGGCTTCCACCTCCACCAGTTGTTGCCCCTGCCCGGACGTTTCTCGTCCTCGGTTGTTGTAATCGGGAACGGATACTGATTGGCCTGCGCCCTCGCTGCTGGAAGGTACTCACTCGTTGCGTAGTTGACCCCGACTAAGTACATCTCAGAACCCGTGAGAATTAGCGAAGGCGTGTTTGAAGGCTCCCACGTTGTAAGGAATGTCGGCGAACCTCTGCGAGTATGCTCGTTCTAAAATGTGGCCGACGTGGGGAATAGCGACCAACTTTTGCTCAATGCAGGCCAAGGTCAAGTCAAGGTAGGAATCGTCCCAAGTCAGCGTGTAATTGGAAGTTACAGGCACAACGGGTTGATAGAACTCCTTTGCACCCCTCCCGGTCAGTTGCTTGATATGTGGCTCGTAATTATCACCGCACGACCAGTAAGGCACAACGTCCACAGGGACTCGGAAATAGGCGCAGTAAGCCCGTTGGTCAAAGTCGCCTGTCTTGGTGAGGTCGTACTCAAACAGGTTCACGACATCGCCCTTCTTGATGTAGCCATTCTTGGCTAAAGCGTACCATCCAGTCCAAGCGACGAGGTTTCGGTGGCTCTCAATGTTGTCGGGTTCGTTTCTTGCGATAATGTGGTCAAGGCCAGCCATGCCGTCAAAGTCCTTGAACCCAAGCATGACCCAAGTGTAGGGGGCTAAGTCCTTGAACCTTCCCTCGGATTCGCATTGCTTCACGATGTCCGTATCGTGGCAGAAGATGTAAGTTTTTGCCTTCATTTCTTGTAGAGGGTTAAGAGCATCCTGCCTCTTTGGTCGGTTGACCCCTTGGCTTCGTGTGATTCCAGTTGGCTTGTAAGGTTGATCATCGTCAGCAGTTCGGCATCGTGGATGACCATCGTCCCACCGGGGTTCAGGGCTTTGTTGAACAAGGCAACCATTTCGGGAATCATGCCGTCCCCGTGGTCGGAGTCGTGAAAGATGAAGTCAAAAGTCCTGACCTCTTGCAGGGCCATGTGGCTCGGTTGGTTGTTCCATTCGACCTTGAACTTGGACAGGAGGGCTTTGCGCTTATCCTCAACCGTTGTATCGGTGTCGTAAACCACCACGTCAAGCCCGGCCAAGGCGATAGCGAGCGTCGAGTGTCCGAGGTAGGAACCGAGTTCTAAAGCGTGGCCTCCTTTGTGCTTCTTGGCTTCCTCGTAGATTTCAATGATGTGGTCCACGGCCGTCGTGTAGATGTGCGAGTAGTCCAAAGCCTTGAGTTGGTCGATGTGTTTTTTCATGTTAGAAGGTTATGACAAAGCGTTCGGGTGAAGGCCAGCCGGGGTTGGAATCAAAGACCTTGGTGTCGGGTTTCTTTCCTATCCAATGCTCGGCTTGAAATCGGTGGTCCCGTACAGGCTCACCGAGTTCCTTGATGTGGCTCGACTTCGCCCACCAAAAGTTGCCCCCAAAGTAGGGGTAGCCTTCGGGGTTGTTGGCATCGGCCATGTGAGGGAACTGCTCCTTGGTAATCCAATGGCATCCTACGGCATCGACCTGCTCCAGCATTTGCATGGACCGCTCCCATGCGACCACGTTGAAGAATAGCATGGACCTGCCCCAAAGTTGGGTGGTCAAGGATGGATTCGCAGCCCCCTTCGTGTGAGCGTACAGGTACACGGCTTCTTCCTCCTGCGAGGCCCGGTACATCTCGGTAAGGGTCGCCTGCTCCCAAGCGTTGGTCCGGGTTACTACGACCTTGACCTTATCGGCCACCATTGACCCTTCCAGCACCTCCTTGACCGCTTTGCGTTGCTCTGGTGGACCGACGATACCGACACGGATTTCGTCCAAGACATTGATAAGCCCGTAATTGCAGACGGCCATCATGTGCTGGTTGAGGATTAACTGCCAATTCCCTCCGCAATAGATGTGGTAGTAGTGAACGACTTTCACAAAAGCACGGATAAGGCGACTGCGATACAAACGATGCTAACCACAAACTGTGCGATTTGCCAAAGGAGTTGGAAGAGGTCGGATATTTTCATAGGGCAAAGTTAAACCACAACATACTTCCCTGAGTTACTGACCCTTAACTTATTGAGGGCCACATACCGCATCGCATCGCAGGCGTGGTTGAAGGAATCAATAGGGACCCCCGTGTTCTTGCCCTCCTTATCGGTCGCCCAAGTGTAGGACCGCAGTTCTTTGATGAGGTTTGTGCTATCCTTGGTAACCTGCAATTTAAAGCGTTTCAGGATGTCGATGCCGTTCCTGACCGAGTCCGGGCCTTTCTCCGCTGGCTTGATGTTGAAGCCAAGGCGGTAGATTTCCTCGATGCTCTTCGGTTCTGCTGAATCGGCCACTATCTCCCAAGCCCTTGTGATGCCCAGCGACCGCAGTTTGTCTGCGATGTCTTGGTTGGTCAGGCCCGTGGAGTATAGCAGTTCCTGAATCAGCAGGCAGTCCCCTTGGCGGTAGATAGCGACCAAGGCCGTAGGGTCGTTGCTAAAGCCCCAGTCAAGCCCTAAGGCGACGAATTTCGCACGGCTGACATCTATACCCTCCACAACCTCGAAGTCCTCGTATATCGCACCCTGTAGCGTCCCGACTTGACCAAGGCCATATACCTTCCACCAGTTCGCCCAATACGCAGACGTTTCGGCTTTGGTGCGGTTCAGTTCGATGTCTCTCCTAATCGTGTCGGGCAAAGCCTCGTTGTCGTTGTAGGTTAGGATTATCAGTTCTGCATCCTGTTCGGGCAGGACCTCGGTATGCGCCCAGAACTCATGCGTCGGGTTAAAATCGATGTAGATGGCTTCGCTTGTACGGATTGCCAACTGGTAGTAGGACTCGAAGTCGATGTTGTTGGCCTCGTTGATGTAGACGACCTGCCTCCTTGCCCCTCGGAGCCTTGCCTCGGAATCAGCCGAAAAGAACTCGATGACCGAGCCGTTTGCGAAGTTGTAGGTCAGGAGGGTCTTGTTCCATCGGTCTGCGACCCATCGGCCTGTCCATTGCATGACCTTCGCAAAGTCCTTGATTGCACCCCTTCGTAGGTGAGGGATGGATTCGGAAACCACCGATATCTCGGTCTTGTTCTTTGCTGCGATGTCAATCAGGACCGCAAGGATGGCGAGGGTCTTGCCCGCACTTGTTCCGCCTTGGATGACCTTCTTCCGGGCCGTCATCCGACGGATTCGGCTGATAGCGGTCGTGTACTTAAAGTCCATCCCCAAACAGGGGTTGCTCGATGTGGACCGTGTTCTCTTGGCGTTCCACAAGGTTGTTGAGGCGTTGAGTGATGGACGGGTTGTACTGACCGACCATGCCCCCTTCGATTTGGTCTTGACGGATGGTTCGCCTTATACGCGAGCAGATGGCTGAATACTCGGAGTAG